ATTATCGAACGACAAAGGGCAATCATACGTCCATGTATTTCCTGAATGTCGCAAAATCCGGCACGGGGAAAGAACACGCTAAAACCGTCATGGAAGATATTTTGATAGCGGCGGGTCAGGAATCGCTTTTGAATGGCGCGGGTTATACCAGCGCGGGGGCCGTTATATCGACACTGCTTCAGAAGCCGAAGCACATCACAGTCATTGACGAATTTGGCAGATATATCGAAGCCGCCAAGGCGTCGAAAAATTCAAACCTGATGGAAGCGAATACGCAACTGATGGAAGCGATAGGACGTTGCCACGGCACGATGCGACCAACCGCTTATTCGACCATGACGCTGACGAAAGACAAGGCTGACGAATTTCAAAACCGCAAGGTCAAGAATCCGGCAATAACGCTGATCGCCATGACAACGCCAGCCGCGCTATATGACAACCTTAATTCGTCAGACATTGCTGGCGGATTTTTGGGCCGATTTATCATCCACCAATCGACGCAGCCGCGCATGGTTCACGATGATAAAGACCTGATCGACGTTCCGAACCGCATTGTGGATTGGGCTGCGAAGATCGTCACCAGATCGCAGCCGTCATATAACGACGGCGTTGCGTCAGAATCGCCGCACTTTGAGACCTTGCCGTTTAGCGGTGAAGCCCTGACCGCCTTGCGAGAGTTTGACCAGTACCGCGTTGACTTATCCAACGAACTGGAAAAGTCGAATCTTGAGGCGCTGCCGGGACGTTCGAAAGAAATGGCAATGCGAATGGCCCTGATCGTCGCGCTTGCGAACGATCCAGACGCCAGCGTTGTTGACGAAGCCGCGACAAAGTGGGCAATCGACTATGTGCGGTTCGCGCTTGAACAGGCCGTCAGCATTTTAAAAATGCGTGTTTCAGGTTCGGAATTTGAATCGGAGAAAAAAGAAATATTGGCGGCGATTCGGGACGCTGGCCCGCACGGCGTTACATGGTCCGAAATGATGAAAACGCCACCCTTCAGCCATCACAAGCGGAAAGACTTGCGCGAACTGCTTGGCGCGTTGACCGACAGCACAAAAGTCGGATTGCAGACCGTGCAGACGGGCAAAAAGGGCCGACCACGCGAGGCTTATGTAGGGTTAAAATAATCTATTTACATATAAACAAGGTTAGTATATAACTGATCTCGCAAACGCAATCACGCATTTTGCACACTCGAAAAAGAGGATAAAACATTGATAAGTAATCACCCCAACCTTGACGATATTCTGCACAAGCCGTTCAGCGAAGTCGCAGACCTTCCAGTTGACCAGCTTCAAATGCTGCTTGACGAAATCAAAACCCTAAAATCAAAAGCCGATAACGCCGCCTCATTTTTGCAGACGGTTCTGGCGCACAAATATGATTTCGATTCCGCATATACAGACAAAGGCGAAGCCACCGGGATCGTGAACATTCCCGATGGTGAATTTGTCGTGTCCATGAACCGCCCAAAGCGTGTTGATTGGAACCAGCGCAGCCTTGCTGAAATCGAAACCATTCTGCGCGAAGAATGGAACGAACAGCCCGACGAATATATTGAAACCACCCGCAAAGTCGCAGAAAAGAAATGGTCGGCATGGCCTTCTTCAATCCGCGATTTGTTCACGAAAGCCAGAAGCGTCAAAGCTGGCAAGCCATCAATAAAAATTGAGGGAGTAAAGTAAAATGGCATTTGACCTAAACAGCATCAGCAATGATGCTGAAGACAAACCGCCGCGCATCGTCATTTATGGCGTTGAAGGAATCGGCAAAACAAAATTCGGCGTTGATTCGCCTTCGCCTATCATTTTGCAAACTGAAGACGGGCTTGGCGAATTTGTTGTGCCGCATTTTCCCCTGGCGAAATCGTTTGACGATGTACGCGAAGCACTTGAAACGCTTGCGGCTGGTGGTCATGGATACGAAACACTGGTCGTTGATTCGATTGATTGGCTTCAAGAATTGATCTGGAAAAAAGTCGCGCTTGAAAACAGCGTCAAGTCGATTGAAGAAATTGGTTATGGCAAGGGATACTTGTTCGCCGTCGATCACTGGATTGACTACACGAACGCCCTGAACTATCTGCGCGACCAAGGCATGACAATCATCCAGATCGCGCACAGCGAAATCAAACGCTTTGACGATCCGAACAATGATCCATATGACCGTTACCAGATCAAGTTGCACAAAAGCGCATCAGCGAAAATCCGCGAACACTGTGACGCTGTTTTGTTCGCAAACTACCGCATCAGCACAACGCAATCAGATTCGGGATTCAATAAAAAATCCCGCGCAATCGGATCGGGCGAACGGCTTTTGTTTTCTGAAGAACGCCCCGGCTATATGGCGAAAAACCGCTTTAATATGCCGCACGAACTTCCGCTTGATTGGCAAGCGGTCGCAGATTCCATTTCATACTTCAACAAGGATAAAAAATAATGGTTGCTTTCAACACGCCGCTGGACCCGAACAGCGTTGACACAAGTTCCGGCGATTTCCCACCGCTTCCCGCTGGCGAATATCACGCCAAACTGAACGGCGAAGCCGCAAACAAGCGCGGCAGCTTCGACTTTGAATTTCAGATTTTGAACGGCGAATATGCTGGACGCAAAATCTGGCAAAGCGTTGACATTTTCGCCGCTGAAGATTGGAAAGGCCGGAAACTGTGCGCCCAACTTGCCAACGCTCATAACCTTGGCGCAATTCAATCGACTGATATTTTGATGGGCCGGGAGTACGGAATCAAGCTGAACGCCAAACCCGCCAAGAAAGACCCGTCGGGGAAGATATACAACAACATTGTGGACGTTCAAAACAGCGGTCAGGGGGCCGCGCAGCCACAACAGGCAACTACCCCACCCCAACAGACCCAACAAGCCCCTAGCACACCGCCTTGGGGCCAATAAAAGGATGAAACGCCGGGATCGCCCAACACGGTCCCGGCAATTCAACATAAGGGGAAAATAAATGGTTGATATTCCGCAAGATGACCCAACGATCTTGAAATTGAACGCCGCGCAAGAATCCGCGCAAAGCAAATACCGCCGCAAATATTTGGGAATGTCAGGGATTGGCGAAGAATGTTCGCGCAAACTCTGGTACGATTTCCACTTTGTATTGCCGCCGGAAGAATTTAACGCGCTGACCCTGCGCCGATTTGAAGATGGTCACAGAACTGAAGACCTGATTGCGAAACACCTTCGCAAAACGCCGGGAATCACGCTGATAACCGAAGAACCGGGAACAGGTCGCCAGATCGGATATTCAGACTTTGGGGGCCATTTTCGCGGTCACATGGATGGACACATTGAAGGTATCGCAAACGCGCCAGACACGGCGCACGTTTGGGAACACAAAGCGACCAACGACAAGAAATTCAACGAACTGAACAAACTGCGCTTCGCCAACGAAAAAGCCGCACTGGCGCAATGGGATCCGACCTACTACGCGCAAGCGGTCCTGTATATGTTTTATGGTAATTATTTTCGTCATTACCTGACTTGTAGCACGGCTGGCGGCAGGGAATTGACCGCCGTCAGGACGAACGCTGATCCCGTGACCGCCACAAAGCTGCGCGACAAGGCCAAGCGCATCATTACGTCGAACGAACCCTTGCAGCGCATCAGCGACGACAAGACATTCTATAAATGCGGATGGTGCCGCTTCAAAGGGTTGTGTCACGAAAAAGCCGCGCCGACCCGTGATTGCCGGAATTGCTGCCACGCCACCGCGAACATCGAAACAGGTCTGTGGGATTGCAAAAAGCATAATTGCGAAGCGACAGAACTTTGCACATCGCACCGTTTTTTGCCCGGACTGATTCCCGGCGAACCAACCGATGCCAACGAGGCCGAAAACTGGATTGAATACAAAATGGACGATGGTGGAATCTGGAGGGATAACGGATGATAACACTTCGCCCATATCAAGACGAAGCCGTTGCGTCGATTTACGACCACTTCACGCATTATGACGGGTCGCCGCTGATCGTTCTGCCGACAGGCACAGGAAAATCACTTGTCATTGCCGACTTTGTGCGCGGCGCGATTCATTCATACCCGCGCACCCGAATTATGATGCTAACCCATGTTAAAGAATTGATCGAGCAGAACCTTGAAGAATTGATTAGCCTTTGGCCCGACGCGCCCGTTGGTATTTACAGCGCCGGGATTGGCGTCAAGGATACCCACGTGCAAGTGACTTTCGGAGGCGTTCAGAGTGTTGTCAGGGGGCTGGAAAAGTTCACCAAAGCACCTGACCTGATTTTGATTGACGAAGCGCATATGATACCGCGCAAGACCGAATCGCAATATGGTCAGGTTATCGCGCACTTTCAGGCAATGAATCCGAACCTGAAGCTGATCGGCTTGACCGCAACACCGTATAGGCTGGACAGTGGGCGGCTGGACAAAGGCGACGATAAGCTGTTCAGCTGCATATCATACGAGGCCGACGTTGCCGATATGATTGACGATGGTTATTTGTCTCCCGTGACATCAAAAGCGACTGAAATGGTTCAGGATGTTTCTGGCGTCGGAAAACGTGGTGGCGATTACATCCCGGCAGAACTTGCCGCAGCCGTTGACGATGGCGAACAGAACGCCGCAGTCGTCGAAGAAATCATTGCGAAAGCTTCAGATCGTGGAAGCTGGCTTATATTCTGTGCCAGCATCGCCCACGCCGAACATATTCGGGATTTAATCCGCGAACATGGATTTGAAGCTGAAACGCTTTCGGCGGATACATCAAAGACAGAACGCGCCCGCATTATTGACGATTTTAAAAACGGGAAGATTCGCGCATTGACCAACATGGGAGTTTTGACAACGGGCTTTAATGCCCCCGGCACCGATTGCGTTTGCCTTTTAAGGCCGACTCAATCGACAGGTTTGTATATTCAAATGGTCGGACGCGGCACCCGATTGGCGAACGGGAAAGATGATTGCCTTGTGCTTGACTTCGCTGGCAACGTAAAGCGGCACGGGCCGATTGACGCGCTGACAGTCAAACGGGCAATGGAAGGATCAGGCGAAGGCGAAG